AACTTGAACTTGAATTAAGAGCACATTTAAGAGAACGTGCACTTGATGCTTCAGAAAAGAAAGAAAAGGAAAGTGTCTTCAAAGCAATCAAACCTTCAAATCTTGCTAAGTCATACCCAGAGAAGTCACCTGAACAACTCAGAAGTTTGAGATATGCTATCTCAACAGCACAAGCTAAGAAGAACATGGACACTTCAAGATCAGACAAGAGGTATGGTGTAGAAAGATAATGCAGTTCAATTTCCAGTTTGGAAAAAAGAAACCTGACAACAAGAGCATTATTATTGTAAGTCTTGTTGTCACTGCAATTATTTCTACATTATCTCAGTGCACACATATAAACCAAAATAGTCTGTGGGATCTCTTTGATGAAGTTCAAAGAAAGTTCTTCCCACAGACTATTTTTAATGAGTTGATTATAAAGGACCCTGAGAAGTTGGATAGAAGGGTCAGGAGGGATGTTGATCGTGCCCTTGAGGAGTATGAGGCATGGGAGAGGTCTCTACCCCCCAGGATGACCAACAAGACCATCCTCAAGGAGATGGAGGACCCCAAGTACTCTGCTACCCAAAGATTGATTGTGAGGGATGCTATCTACTATGAGTGTCCTGGAGGAGTGATGGGCATCAGAGGAGCATGGGTTGACAAAGATCCCAATTGTCATTAGAATCACTCTGTTAGGTTTGAAGGATAAATACTAGCTCATAAGATTACTTTATATGAGCTATGAAAACCCTTGGATATACAATGGAGAAGTATTTGAGTCTTCTCATATTCAAGATTATTTTGGTTTTGTTTATCTTATTCACTGCACTACAACTGGTCGTAGATATATTGGTAGGAAGTATCTATGGTCTTTTAGAACCCCTAAAGGAAAGAAACGAAAAGTAAAACAAGAAAGTGATTGGAAAACTTACTATGGATCTTGTCCAGAACTCAAAGAAGATGTAAAAAAGTTTGGTAAGGATAAGTTTACAAGAACTATCTTATCTCTTCATAAGACTGTAGGTAAAACTAACTATGAAGAAACACGTCAACTATTCTTAAATAATGTCTTAACTGAATCACTTGACACAGGGATTCCTAAGTACTATAATAGCAATATCTTATCGAGGTACTTCAGAAAAGATTATTATGAATCAAACTCAAATGAAGAGAATGTGTCAAAATAGAGTTGATGATATCATCGACAGGATGCATGATTTGTGTAATGAAGGTAGAACAGAGGATGCTGCTGCCTTGTATGCAGAGATTCAAGATTGGGTAGTTCAAAAGACTGATATTGAAGTTATGTCTTTGGATTACATTATGGGTGAGTTTGGGGATTACTAAATAATCACTCATTATGATTTTTGTTATGAGTCTTTGATAATGATTTAGAGCCCAGGAAAGTGCCCTCCGAGAGGTTGGGTGTACCCCCTTTCTATTGGGATGTAGAGTTCTATTAATTTAAATGCAAAACTTCTTTACAGTAGCCCTACCACTTTTGGTATCGGTTACAACCAGTACGGCAACACTGCCTAAAGTGTTTCCTCCTCCCCCTGTGAATGGTCCTCAACCATTTTCAATTATTCAAGAGGAGCCTACATCAAAGACAGCAATCCGCGAGGTTGCACCAGGAAAGCCAAAAGAAAAAAGGCTAATTTGTAAAGGGTGTAATGAAAATGAAAATGTTGCCCTGAAGTATTTTCAGGACATTGGAATTAAAGACAAAAACGCCCTTGCTACTATTTTGGGTAATATTAAGCAAGAATCCACATTCGTGCCTAATATTTGTGAAGGTGGTAGCAAAACATCCTATTCATCCTGTTGGGGTGGATATGGATTGATTCAGTGGACTTCATCAAATAGATATTATGGATTGGGTGATTTTGCCAGAAAGTATGGTGGAAGCCCTTCCAGTTTAAGTACTCAACTTAAATATTTGACAAATGAAATTCAATGGAAGAAAATAGAAGACAGGATGAAAACTCCTGGACATTCTATTGACAAATATATGAATTATGCTTATAATTGGATTGGTTGGGGTATTCATGGAGCTAGGACATCTTATGCTTATGATTATGCCAATCGTTTAGTTTCAGTTGATGCATAATTAAATACATGGGAAGGAAACTTCCCTTACTATGCGAAATTGGTGTAGTGGTAACATCCCATCCTTCCAAGTTGGTGTCACGAGTTCGAATCTCGTATTTCGCTTTACATTCAAAATTAAGACCATGATAAAAATTAGATGTAAAAATTGTAACTTAGAATTAGAATCACATCCAACAAAAACTAAATGTTGTGGATGTGATAATTTAACTACTTTAAAAGGAGAAACCATTACTGCATTGGACTTGACTTTAGTTGAGTTATTGAGTAATATGGGTAAGAAAGAAACCAAAAAAGTTCTTTCAAATGAGGACCTTGCATTTCAAGAGTCAAGAAAAAATCGTAAAATTAGAAAACTGGAGTTTGAAATTAAATGAGTTGGGAATCCCCAAAGTTAGGAAAAAGTGATATTGAATTAATCACACTTGCATTGGACGACTACATATATTATTCTAAGCAAGATGGAATGGATGTTCAAGAAGCAGAAAAAATAATGCTTAGGTTGAATGACCACTTACAAAAATTTTAAATGGACCAACACACCTACAATAATTGGGTGAAAATAAAAGAAACATTTGAAAAATCTGGTAATACAAACAACATGTTTTATACAAGAGCATGTGCTATTGTAAAAACTGGAGTAGATCCTATGGATAAATTTTGGAAAAATAAAATTGATTCTTAACTTATCATGCAAAAATTTACATTAGAAGAATTCCAAACAAACTTTGATAACCTTTTAGATCGTGTAGAAGGTGGAGAAACTTTTATCATTACATATGAAGGAAAGGAAGTAGTGATAATGCCTGCAAAGGAATATGATTGTATAGTGGATACTATAGAAGAAAATGACGACCTGATTCGAATACACACGGATCATGAAGAAGGTTGTTAATTTTTTTGGGAGTATAGCTTAATGGTAGAGCGGCCTGCTTATAACGGGTTGGTCTGGGTTCAATTCCCAGTATTCCTACCTTGCTCCTTTAGCTATCTGGTGAAAGCAATCGACTCATAATCGATCTCAGGTGGGTTCGATCCCCTCAAGGAGCATAGTCTTGGGATGACTTAAAAAGCACCCTGGTCGGGAACCCCCTCGAAGTCATGGAGAGACTTTAAAAATACTGGTGGAGTCAATATGACCCTCATTGGTTTCTTGCTTCCATAAAGAGCAAGTGGTGCGGATGGGATCTTACTCCCGCCTGGTTTCCAATTTCCAGTCAAAAAATTGGTGGCGAGCCTGCAAATACGGAATCTGGGAGGGGTTTACAAAACCCCTCTTTTTTTGTATAATGATAAAAAAGTATTTTTTATATGAAAGTTGCGTTAATTACTGGTATTACTGGGCAAGATGGTTCTTATCTTGCAGAACTTCTTCTTGAAAAAGGATACCAAGTTCATGGTATTATTCGTAGAAGTTCACTTATTAATACTGATAGAATTGATCATATCTATTCTCAATTAAAACTTCATTATGGAGATCTATCTGATGCTACTAATTTAATTAGAATTATTCAGGAAGTTCAACCTGATGAAATTTATAATCTTGGTGCTCAAAGTCATGTAAAAGTTTCTTTTGAAATGCCTGAGTTTACTGGACAAGTTGATGGACTTGGAACTCTTAGGATTTTAGAAGCAGTTAGATTGCTTAAACTGGAACATAAAACTAAAATCTATCAGGCATCTACATCAGAACTTTATGGATTGGTTCAAGAGATTCCTCAAAAAGAAACCACGCCATTCTATCCAAGGTCTCCTTATGGAGTTGCTAAAATCTATGGATATTGGATTGTAAAAAACTATAGGGAGTCCTATGGTATGCACGCAAGTTCAGGCATTTTGTTTAATCATGAATCTCCAAGACGTGGTGAAACATTTGTAACCAGAAAGATTACTCTTGGTCTTTCTAATATTCAAAAAGGCAATCAAGAGTGTTTGTATCTTGGCAATCTTAATGCTAAAAGGGATTGGGGACATGCCAAAGATTTTGTAGAAGCCATGTGGTTAATGCTTCAACAAGATGAACCTGATGACTATGTGATTGCTACTGGTAAACAATATTCAGTTAAACAGTTTGTAGAAGAGGCAGCACCATATTTTGGA